TACCGGAGCTGGAGCTGGCGTGGCCTTCTCCAATGCTGCTCTCGTCGCACCATCGAGTGGATGTGACTCAGGCTTTGGTGGTGGCACCTGTACTGGACCAAATAAGTTTTTAAGAAATTTAAACATGCTATCTCCTTTTAATAATCATCTGCTTGGATCAAGCGTGAATAGTCTCTGCTACGCAACGCTTTATCCAACGTCTTCATCATCTTCCTATCTTGTCTCGTCTTCTGAGCTTTGTAGAAGTGACTAATCTCTTTCTCATCCCTATCGTAACGGTTTTGTTGACTCTGCTTACGGTTTTGCTTTTGCACTTTGAGGTTTACTCCTTATCGGGTAGAAGTCCAGGGAATGCGGTGTTAACAAGTTTCGACGTAATACCTTTGTAAGGGATCCGTTTGTCTTTGATGCTGCAGATTAGCTTAGCATCTTCGGGATCTAGTCCTTCAAGGAATTGAATGAACAAAGTTTCACGTTTAATGGTATGCATGTCGGGATGATCGCCACCTTCGACAAAGAGATTGATTTTGCGGATGTTGCGATAGAGGTTACCTTGTTGGTCAAGGAACTCTGTTGGCTTGTATGGTGGAACACCAGCTGGCAACAACCACTTTACGCGTGGATCCAATGCATAGGAAAGGATGACGCGAAGAGGTATACAGTCATTTTGCTGCAGTACATTGACTTTATCTGCTGTCGTTGTCTGTTTTGAGCAAAGGGTAAGGATTTCGGAGATGCTTGTTCTCATTAGAATTCACCAATATGCTCCATGAGCATTTTCATTTTGTGTTGGATAAAGTAATTGAAGATTTTATCACGTGGCTTGTCCGCCTGTGCGTGATATTCTTGCACAATAGAGTTGCGCAATGTTTGTGGTATGCATCGTAGGTCAATTAGCATACTATTGCGATTCCAGTTTCGCTGAATCTCTTCAGGCAGAGATTCCCATTTTGTGGTAAGTAGTTGGTCAATTTTAGCAGCCCTAAGCGGCTTTTGTCGTTGCCCTTCAATTATACAATTATCGGGTGAGAGTACGTTCGGTACACCATCACCACGATCGCCCGTTAGTACAAGCTCTTTGAGGAACCGCTCCGGGTTAGTCGAAGCAATGTCCTTCTTACGAACTGGGTCATGTTGTTGGACATTCCCAAATCGCTGGAGCTGTACAAAGTCTTTATCCCCACTGAGGATTAAGATCTTATCTCCATTATTTAGCTCAGAACCGAATTCCATGGTAAGTGTACCGATGACATCATCTGCTTCGGCACCGTCAACCTGAATAACGCGGTATGGAAAGTTGTCTCTCAACTCACTCTTAATTTGATTGAGTGTGTCAAAGATTACTGTCCAGTCAATGTTAGACTTCTCGCGATCTGCCTTACGGTTACCTTTATACGCAGGGAAGATATCTCTGCGCCAGTACCGCTTTGCATCGCAAGCAATGACGAGTTCACCATACTCATGGCCAAATTTTGTTTTGAGGGATCTGATGGTGTTGATCACCATGTGACGAATTAGATCAGGCTGCACCGTATCCGCGTGCTGCCCGACCTGCATCATAATGTTGGAGATCATTACCTGTGATAAGTCAAGAAGTATCATAAAAACCTAATAAGTTGTTTTCCGACTATACCTCATTCTACCAAACAGGTCAACCGACACGGTAATGGAATACTTGTTGTGGGAATCCACGGCTTTCCTCATCAGGGAAACGCTCTCGTAGTCCCTTCAACACATCGTGCCACACGTTTGTTACACGATTCCAAGAGTAGCGTAGGTCTGCATAGCTCTTTTGGATTTTAACGACGTTATCGAGCGTCTCGTTCTTGTCTCGGATAGCATCAATTACATTGTCAAGGTGCGAATACAGAACACCAGCGTGATGATTGATATTCTCACTCCATTGATACATTACAGTTGTACCGCCAGCAGTCTCATACAACGCACCAAAGTTAGGATGTACGCAAACACATTCTGCACTCATAGCTTCCATCAAACTCAGACATGAGGTCTCAAGCCAGATAGATGGATATGCAAAGATGTGAGCCTTAGCGACAGCTTGCTTTACTTCAACGTTTGACACGGTACCACGGTAGTTGATCTGTGGATGTTGTTCACACTTCTCAAACAGCTGTTTATACGGTTCATCGCGCTGTTCCCAACCATAGATCTTAAAGCTGGAATAGACATCGAGTTCAATGTCACTATGTTTCTCACATAGCTTCTCAAACACAGGAACAAGGATCTCCAAACCACGATGAGGTGTTGTATGGTAAATCAGCTTGATCTTATTGGTAGGTTTATTAATCAGCTCACGTTGGATTGGCTCGATCACATTCTCAATGACGATGCATTTACTCCAAGGAATGTTGTAGTACTGGATATACTGCTGCATTTGCCAGTTAGAGACAAACACGAGCAAATGGAACCGCTCATGGCCATCATTTTTTAGATGTTCAGATTCTGGATCGCCTGGTAGGTCATGCAACCACAGTACGCGAATCTTTTTCTCATCTAACTCCCTCACGCGTGAAGGAATAATTTGAAAGTCTTCAATCAGCTCAGGGTCAAGTCTTTGCTGAAGACCACGCAGCATTAGTTCTGTGCCGCCGTTTGATTTCTGTGAAATTTCGTTTACATCGAATCCCATGTTAATAATGTTCCCATGATGAATTAATAATATCTCTTACACTATACTTATACTCGAATCCACTCATCCTACAAAACAGTGAAGGATCCGCAACAAGGTGTGACACGTCTCCGGGACGCCTTGGACCAACGGTCCATCTTACATGATGACCAGTATGCATTTCAAACTGTTCAATCATCTCTTTTACTGTAAGCCCTCTTTCTGTCCCGAGGTTGTATATTCCTTGCTTTTCTTCTTCCAAAGCCCAGATGATTGCAGCGCAGACATCGCCAACATGAACATAATCACGAATACACGTACCATCGCGAGTGGGATAATCATCACCAAAAACAATAAGTTCCTGATCATTAACAACGCTATGGCAGATTTTGGAGAGTAAGTGTGTGTCACCTTCTTCTTCACCGAATCCATTATATGCTCCTGCTACATTAAAGAAACGGAACGTAGTTGTTTTAATTCCGTACTTGCTTGCGTATCTAATCGCATCTTCACACAATGCTTTACTAATCCCATACACGGATGATGGTTCAACTGGAGACCATTCGCGTAGTGGTTCGCTATTTGACTCATACACTGCAGCGGTACTAGCAAATACAAAATGACCCTTCCACCCAATCGTTTTGAGCTTCTCGAGGAACAAGATTGTCTTTGCTGTGTTGTTACTTAGGTATGCTAGTGGATCTGTTGCATCAGGACCTACAGTACTTGTTGCTGCAAGATGCACAATCATGTCAATACTGTAGACCTGTAGTTGGTGTACAATATGGTCGTGCTCAAAGGAGCTTCGAAGTCTCCGTATCACATTAGGTGGATCAACAGCTTGTAAGTTGTTATCGCAGGCAAACACTCTATGTCCCTGCTTCTCAAGCATAGAACACAGTACGCTACCAATGTAGCCACAAGCTCCAGTCACCAACACATTCATGGTTCAGTCCAAGAGTGTACCTTCATTGAGGCTGGTTTGATATCGGCCTCTAGTGAAACAGGTAACGTGAGTGAGGCTACACGTTTACGCAGCTCGGTGCTGCTGAATCGATGTGTCCTACCATTGAAGTAGAATCCAATAGCAAGATCCTCACACTCCTTCTTACCTGTGAAATCTTTATCACGGTACTCTTCACCAAGGATACGAACATCAATGGGAAGGAATTGTATGAGGTCAATCAGGTCTTGCTCTGTCGAGTAGACAATGATCTCATCAACATAACGAACGGCTCTTAGTTGGATGTACCGTTCGACTACTGATTGAACAGGCTTGTTCTTTGTTTGAGGACGATCAATTGTAGGATCTGTTTGTAGACCACAAATCAAATAATCACACTGCTGCTTTGCTTCCTCAAGCATGAGGATATGGCCAGCATGTAACAAATCAAATGTCGAGCACGTGAACCCGACTTTCTTATCTTTTATCATATATCAATACGAATGTTGGTAATAGAATCATAGCGGAAAGAACGCCACGCTCCTTTATCTATATCCCAAACAGCACACACTTCGTCATTGATTTCCTTCACGCGGTCTGTCGTCTTCTCATGTGGGACAACAACACCTTCTTGTAGCGTGCAAGTCATCACTCGTTCTGTACCGTCTTTCTTTTTAAACGTGACAAACATAGGACCCATTGCCAACATTGCCTTCATCCACTTCTTGAAAGCAACCTTCTCGATATCGGATGCCCTGACGT